GATACTTTATTCTATTGTGATCCACCATATTTTAAAATGGAAGATTACTATGTACAAGATTTTCAAAGACACCAACATAAAGAACTGGCTGAAAAACTAAAAGGTATAAAAGGTAAGTTTGTATTATCTTATTATGACTTTCCAGAACTAGAGACTTGGTTTCCAAAACACGAGTATTTTTGGATTGAAAAAGAGTTTAATAAACAAAATGCTAGTAAAAGTAAGGGTGCTGGTAAAGGTAAAGAAATATTAATTACCAACTATCAACCAGCATTGACTTTGGAATAGTATTATGATATATTACAAAATGCGGCTATCGTATAAAAGTATTACGGTGGGTTACCAACTCACAGACGTAGGAGCGTTACCTACTAGCCGCTCCAAAATTAGGAGTTTATATAATGGAAAATAAATGGGAAATTATAGATCATACATTTAAATTTAGAGTAGGCGATTCAGATGAAAAAGGTGGCTGTACTTTTATAGGTGGTGAGTGGAAAGATGTTACATCAAAAGAATTATTTGCTGGTAAAAAAATAGTAATGTTTAGTTTACCTGGCGCTTTTACACCAACTTGTTCAGGCCAACAATTACCTGCTTATGATGAAATGTATAATCAATTTAAAGACAAAGGCATAGATGATGTTTATTGTATTTCAGTAAATGACGCTTTTGTTATGAACGCTTGGGCTAGAGACCTAGGTATAAAAAATGTTAAGATGATACCTGATGGTGATGGTATGTTTACCATATCAATGGGTATGCTTGTTAATAAACCAAAACAAGGGTTTGGTATGAGAAGTTGGAGATATTCGGCACTAATCAATGACGGTGTTGTTGAGAAGTTTAATGAAGAGCCTGGTATTAATAACTTTTCAAGTGATGATGACCCTTACGAGGTATCTGATCCTGAAACAATGTTGAAGAGCCTTGACAATTAAACTATACTATGTTAAATTATATTATTAAAGGAGTGAAAAATATATTATGAACCTATCAAGTGATACGGTTGCTGTATTAAAAAACTTTTCAGATATTAACCAGAATATTCTAGTTAAACCTGGAAACAAAGTACAGACAATCTCTACAATGAAAAATATTTTAGCAGAAGCTGAAATATCAGAAAAGTTTGATAGCGAGTTTGCTATATATGATCTACCAGAATTTTTAAGAGCAGTTGAGTTATTTCAAAAACCTTCTCTTAATTTTAATGGTGGTTCAAATGTACAAATCGCTGATAGCAATTCTAAACAATCAATTAAATACTTTTTTGCTGACAAGTCTGTTATTGTGGCGCCTACTAAAAACATCACAATGCCAGATAAAGAAGTTACTTTTACATTAAAAAAAGATGACTTTGCTAGACTTCAAAAAGGTGTTATGACATTAAATCTACCAGATGTCGCTGTAAAAGGTGATGGTAAATCAATTACATTAGTTGCTACAGATAAAAAGAACAAGTCATCTAACGACTATTCTATATCAGTTGGTGAAACTAGTAAAACATTTACAGCTTATTTTAAAGCAGAAAACTTTAAAATGGTTTCAGATGATTATGATGTTGCTATTTCTAAACAAAAGATAAGTCATTTTGTAAATAGAAATAAACCTATACAATATTGGATAGCATTAGAACCTGACTCTGAATTTTAAGGGAGGTTATAATGTCCGATTTTCTGTGGGTTGAAAAATACCGTCCTAAAAAAATTAGTGAGTGTATTCTTACACAAGATTTAAAAGATACATTTACTAACTTTATCAAACAAAAAGAAATACCTAATCTACTATTATCTGGTAGTGCTGGTATTGGTAAAACTACCGTAGCAAAGGCCTTATGTGAAGAACTAGGTTGTGATTACATAGTAATTAATGGTTCAGACGAAGGCCGTCATATTGATACATTAAGAAATCAAATTAAAAACTTTGCTTCAACGGTATCTCTTACCGAAGAATCTAATCATAAAGTTGTCATAATTGACGAGGCAGATTATATGAATGCTGATAGTGTTCAGCCTGCTTTAAGAAACTTTATAGAAACATTTTACAAAAATTGTAGATTTATATTTACTTGTAATTTTGTAAATAAGATTATACCAGCTTTACATAGTCGTTGTACCGTAATTAACTTTCAGATCACAAATGGTCAAAAAGTAAAAACGGCAATGGCCTTTATGAAACGAGTTGAGGGTATTTTAAAAGATGAAAAGATTGATTTTGAAAAGAAAGTCTTATCTGAACTAATACAAAAACACTATCCAGACTTTAGAAGAATATTAAATGAACTACAAAGATATTCCGTTAGAGGTAAAATTGATAGTGGTATCTTGTTTAGTATGTCAAATGAGAATATCAAAGAGCTTACAAAATCATTAAAAGATAAAAGATTTAATGATATGAGAAAATGGGTTGTTCAAAACCTAGATAAAGAGCCTTCTCATTTATTTAAAGTCATCTATGATTCTTTGTATTCTAGTTTAGATACAAAATCTGTCCCTCAAGCAATATTAATTTTAGCTGGTTATCAATATAAGTCCGCTTTTGTTGCTGATCAGGAGATAAATATGGTCGCTTGTCTAACTGAAATAATGGCGAGTTGTAAATTTAAGTGAGGATAAAATGGCTAGAAGAACTTTTTGGCGTAAACTAATCGTAAAATGTAGAATGTGGTGGGCTGATATTAGAGGTCATCACGGCAAAAGATGGAATTATGAACCAGGCGATTGGTATATGGGCCGACATAACAAGAAAAAATAATGGGTGATTTTAAAATACTGATATTGGCCTATCTTATAGGTCATAGTCCTATTGAAACACAAACCACTTTTCAAATGGAAGGATGGTTTAAAAATATGGATGAGTGTAAAGAAGAACTCCTAAAAAAGAAATCAGATGGTCGTTATGAGGTTATGAACGAGTTTGTGGTTGATGGAGATTTTAAGTGGGACTGGTTGGTGGCAGGTTGTAAAAGTGATACAACAGGTGAGGAGTTTCAAGTATTTCCAGACTATCCAAAAGGTAAACCAGAAGAATTAGAGGGTATAGAGTTTAGTATTAATGAATTAAGAGTTTAATTATGTATGAATTGAAAGACTATCTAAATGCTATAAATTTTAGTAAAGAAAAATTATTAGATACAAACGATATTATGTGGGAAAAGAAATACCCACCTTATATTATAAACAAATGCCTATCAATGCATTATGATTGTATTGCTCAGGCAAACGAGATGAATGGCTTTCATTTTCTTCCAAAGAAAATACAATTTCATTTTTTCATAAATAGTATCCGAAAGAGAAAACGATTTGGCGGTAAATGGTTATCATCTACCAAATTGAAGAATTTACAATATGTAAAAGAGTATTATGGCTATAGTAATGAAAAAGCAAAAGAGGCTCTCAACATATTAACAGATAAACAAATTGAAGAAATTAAGTTGTCCTTGTTTAAGGGCGGGAGAAAACAAAGATGAGTGAACAAGAAATACAATGGTCGCCTGAAAGTATGTTAGAGGTTACAATCAAACAGCCAGACGACTTCCTAAAAGTTAGAGAAACATTAACAAGAATTGGTGTAGCATCCAGAAAAGATAAAACATTATATCAATCTTGTCATATTTTACACAAACAAGGTAAATATTTTATTACACACTTTAAAGAATTATTTGCTTTAGATGGCAAAAAGGCCACATTAGTTGAGAACGATATTCAAAGACGAAACACAATAGCAATCTTATTACAAGATTGGAACCTAATAGATATTGTTGACAAAACAAATGTTGAGAATAAAGCGCCTTTAAGTCAAATTAAAGTATTACCATTTAAAGAAAAAAAAGAGTGGACGCTATCAGCTAAATATAACATAGGGAAAAAAGTTGAAGATAAAAAAGAAGATGGCGAAAATGGAAGTACCAAAGTTTAAAGAATTTATTACAGAAACAGATATAGGTCGTAGAGATAAACCTATTACCGTGGCTATGGTGACGGTAGCAGATTCTAAAGACCCTAAAGAAAATACAACTGCTGATCTTATACAAAAAGCGTGTAAGAAAAAAGGCATTAAATGTATTATTGTAAATACTAAATCTACAATTATTACACAAAAAGATGAAGATAAAAATACTTTGACCGTTTATAACTATGACGGCAAAAACGGTGAACATACTTTTACAGGTAGAGACACCGTTTGTATAGTTAGAGGTGGTGCTTTAGAAGATGAGGCAGGATTATCTTTA